TGCTGCTACCCGCACTCTACCTTGCACGTCTTTGGCGACACCTTGCACCCAGCCTTTGTCTGCCTGCTTGCTGCTGCCGTTTGCTAATGGCTCTGCGTAGGGAAGGTTGTTGTGGACTGAATAGATATTGCCAAGCCGCTCGTCTTGATAATTTACTTTTGCAAGTGGTGGGATACTAGTGTTTCTTCCGCCAGCCTCACTGCCTTCGTAGCCAGGTGGCGCAACTGCTGTGTTTTCACCTACTTGCCAACTAGCACGAAAACGTCCGGTATCAACAGGACTTGCCAGTTTCAATAACGTGTCAGTCTCAAGCACTGAAGCACGCAGCAGCTTCTCCATCTGCTGGTTGCAGTAGTCGCCAATCTGCCCAACCCGGATGGTGCGTGCCATCAGTCCCTCAGGATTAGCTCGTAGGTGATGGGCTGGTTGTCCTGCTCGATGGTGCGCACCTCAATCACCTGCAGCGTGCGCCCGCTTATCAACACGCGGTCTGCAGTGGTTGGCACTGCTGCGGTGTCTGCTGCTGCAATGATGAGCCGCTTGTCGCCAGCCTGGATAAGGTCGTTCACCTCACGCAGCGCCACATCCTCTAGGACGCCACGCAATTCGGTGTCAGCTATGGTTTCAGCAGCAGTGCCGGTAGTGGTGTTATAGGCGCCTAGCGTCACCCGACGCAGCGTTGCAACACCACCAAACTTTGACATCAGCTTGCTGGCAACCTTGCGTAGCGGGCCGGCTAGTGTCATCAGATTTTATACGCAATGCAAGCGCCAGTTTGTAGCTGGATGCTGGTAAATACCCCGCGAATTTCAAACCCAGCAGGAAAATGCTCACCATTAAGGCTATTGCCCGTCATGTTAGTGGTAACAATTGTGTCAATATGACTATTCTCGTAAAAGTCAATATGATGAAACCGACCGGTATGCGCAGCCGTATCGGTAATAACCTCGCCGCCAATGGTGTAGTCAATGCCGTTGCCTTGGTGCCCTTTGAAGCTCATAGCCGATACGCGACGACAGTGCCGCTGGTCAGCGTGACGCTGGTAAACACGCCTTCAATTTCAGTGCTGGCTTTGAACGGGATAGCCGCCAGCGTGTTGCCGGTCCAATCTTGCGCGGTAAGGCTGGCAATTACCGAATCTTCAAGCGCAACAATCTTGCCAAACCGCCCTCCGTGTGCGGCGGTGTCATCAATAAATTCAGCACCGGGATAGGCGTAACCCATGATCAGCTCCGGCGGATAGAGACGTTGCCTGGTCCACTAATTCTAAGCCCTGTCAGGTAGCGTTCCATGATTGGTGGCACCTTATCAACACCCACTGCACCGTAGCCAAGGTTGGGCGTCACGTCGAGGCTGCCGATCTTGACATTCTTGTAATCCTCAAGCCCGCTAAGGCCGATGCCGTCGGGGTTGTTGTTGAGATAAACGGCCAACACCACCTGCGCACGCTTGACTTGATCTGGGATTTCGGTATCGGTGAAGTAGTCGGTGGTAATGCGAAATGGAAAACCGACCGCGTAGGTGTTGATGTAGGTGTCGGGCTTGCGAACACCAGTTCGCGGCCATTGCATTGATTGGGTATCAGTAGAGCGAGCACCAAGAAAGCGTTCACGGTCTAACCTCTGCGCAGCGGAATACAACGCACGGTTTTTGTTATCCGTGGTTGCGGTAGCCCATGCTGTTACATCAGCGTCCAGCACCATGCCATCAACGATGGCCTGTGCATCAGCCAGCGTCAGATACGAGTTTGCGTTTGCGGCCCCTGGTGTGGCCACGATCACTACTGCCATTGTCTTGCACCTCTGGTGTCAGTGTAGGCTCTGCAATAGGAAAAAAGGCCACCTCCGTAGAGGCAGCCTCCTGTTCACGCAGTCGCCGGAAAGCGAACAGGCCCATAATTAGGCAGCAGCCGCCTTGATGATGGCATAGTTCAACACAAGTGCTTCACCAGCCGTTGATCCAAGGTTGGATACAGTAACAGTAAATGATCCAGCCGCTACAGCGCTTACGCTGGCAACATAAGTGCCAGTGCTGACGCCAGATTGAATGGCCACTACAGGAACATCAGTTGCAGCCACAAGCGTATTTGTGACCACAAAACTCACTTCAGCACCGCCCGCAAGGGAAGCGTCGTGAGTTGTGATAGCACCGCAAGGATTGCTAAGTGTTACCCCTGTTGCCTTGCTGGTTGCCTGGGTGACAGCGCCACCAAGGCCAGTAGGGTAGCCGATCGCATTGCCGGCTACAGCTTCAAAAACAGATGCCATGGTTAGTTCCTCAATCGAAGTTGGAAACGTTAGTGGCGCGCACGATGCCGATGTTCTTCAGCTCGTACACCTTTGACCAGTTACCAACTGTTGCCAGTTGAGCGCGGGTCGGGTTGCTAGTGGTGACGCCCCACTTGGAGCCAATCGGGTGATAGCAATAGTGGAGGTCGATTGACATGGCATCACTCTTGGCGAGGATGTCACGATCAACTTCAGTTTCCATTGCCATTTGCTCACCGCTGCCAACTGCTCCTTGAGTAAAGAAGTAGGTGCCGTATTCAGAGGTGGAGCCACTGCCGGTGATAGGAGCATCATCGGTAACAATGACGCGCAGACCCATGAACGTAGGAACTGACATAGGGCCAAATGCGTTAGCAGTCGAACCTTGTGCAGCAGCGGTGTCAGGGGCGCCGTTGTTGTCGTAGATGAAGTCAATCGCTTTGCGCTCAACCAAGTCGTAGTAGACCTTGGAGTGCATTGCCATTGCTACCAGCTTGTCACCTTGATCACCCAAGATGGCGCGAGCTTGTGCAACGTGGCGTGGGCTTAGCGCAGTCGGGGTGTCACCGGACCCAGAGTCGATGGTGAGATCAAAGAATGCCGAGCCGCTGGTGTTGGCGTTCAGCGAACCGAACACACCATCAAGACAGGCAAGCAGATCTTTCTGGCGTTGGTTGGCCACATAATCAGCCACCTTGGCGCCAATGGCAGCCATGGGGTCAGTGCCAGCAGCCAAGGCTGCAAGGTCACGAGACTCAAATGCGCGACCACGGTGCAGGATAACGCCGACTTGCTTGTCAGCAGTGAGCTTGCCAGGCGTCAGTGAGGTGCTGTCAGACAGCACTTCAAAGTCACCAGTCAGGTTTGCTTTGAAAAAAGGAATTGAAATGTAGTCGCCACCCTCGGTAGCATTCAGCTCTGCCAAGGGCTGCACCACGCCGCTAGCCAAAAAGGCATCGCGAAGGGTGGTTTGCTCAATGACGTAAGGAGTGAAAATCTCCGGGATGATGACATCAGAGCGAAGAGTCGCCACGATGAATCCTCAGGGGAATGGGTTTTTGGTGTGGGCGCAGCCCGTATCACCAGCGCAGCCGGTTGCGAATATCTTAGCGGTTAGCTGTTGCTTTCATGCGTTCGTACATATCACGGTCTGTTTTATACAGCCGCGATTGCTCGGTAAGGTTGAACGACTCACGCGAAAATGGGTTGTTCATCCCTGCAGGAATGCTGCCGCCGCTGCTGCCACCTGATGGTGCGCCACTACCTTGCGGCTTAGGTTGCTTTTGCATCCACGCTGGCAATGTCTTAGCCCATTCAGCAACTGGTGTGCGCTGATAGCCGTCAACGATCACGACCGTGCCGTCAGGGTCGCGTTCGATCTGGGCACTGGTCAGCTTGGTCTTTAGCACCATGTCGGGGTCATGCACGATATCAGCCAATGCCGAAACGGCAGGTGATACCAGCTCTAACTCTCGAACGCGGGCTTCAAGGTCGGTGATGCGCTGGTCCTTTTGCGCCGTCGCCTCGCGGTATTGCTGCTCCAGAGCTTGCCTTGCTTCGGAGTATTTACCTTGGGATTCAAGTTCGGATTGCTCGGCGCGGCGCTTGAATTCAACGAGTTCATCGACATCTACACCATCCGGCAACTTGGTCTTTTTGGCAGTGCGCAGCTCAGCAATCAACTCTTGATTCTTGCGTTCCAGTGCTTCAACGCTGCGCTGCAGTGCATCAGCATTAACCGTTGGAGCCGCAGGCGCCTCGGTTTGGTTCTCATCAGACATGGATTACCCGCAGGGTAAATTACCCCATAAGGCTATCACTTCCGTGTCTTGGCAGTCTTGGCAGCAGCCTTGAATGCAGCTTTGGGGGTTTGCCTTTCTTGATTGGCACGGCGCCATTCCTCAACGCCTGATAGCAGGTTAGCGCCGTCTGCAGTGGTCCAACCCTTGTCGGTGTAAATCGCAGGCACCCATGCCTCACCTACTAGCGCCTCCACCTGATCGGAGCTGATGCCGCCGAGTGTGTAGTGCCTAAGTCCGGGGAGGTCCATAACGCTTCTGTAGTTGCGCCAAGGTTAGCTCTGAACCGTCATCACGGACAAGCTTTGCCATTGCATCGCGTGGGCCATCTTTGCGAACAAGGCGATCAAAGTATTTTG